TCGAGGCCGACGAGACGATCGAGGCGACGGCCGGCACCGATGCCACGGTTACCGCCACTAGCGCGGTCAATCTCCGGGGCGCGCGCGTGACGTCCGAGCCGCCCGTCGAATTCGGTGTGCTGGCGCCCTAATGGTCGACATTTCCACCGTCTGGAATGAGGCGACCAATAGCGGCGACTACGAATTGCTGCCGTCCGGCGTGCTGCGCGACGATCAGGACTTGGCGACCGCTGTCATCTTGTCGCTCGGCACCAATCGGACCGCGCACGATGATGACGTGCCGCCGGACGGCGGTGGCCGGCGCGGCTGGTGGGCAGACGCGTATCGCCGATATCCGCTCGGCTCGCGCTTGTGGCTGCTATCGCGGGAGAAGGAAACCGAAGCGACGCGGATCAAGGCCGAGGTCTATGCCCGCGAGGCCACGGACTGGATGATCCGCGAGGGCGTCGCGTCGCAGATCGATATTGCCGCGACTTGGACCGGCGCCGGCCGGCTCGAATTGAACCTCGTCATCATCTCGCCGCCCGGTTCGCGGATCGGCTGGCGCTTCGCGCTCGTCTGGGGGCAACTCGTCAGCATGGATCGCATCTCCGGGGTGATCATCTGATGGCCGCCGGTAACGGCTTCTACCGTCGCAGCTTGTCCGAGCTAATCGAGCAAGCACAAGCCGACATCGAGGCCAACCTCACCGGCGCCAATGCTAGACTAGCGCAGAGCAACCTTGACGTGCTCGCGATCACCGCCGCCGGGCTGGCTGACGAGCAGCTTGATTCGATCGACAATTACGCCGGACAAATCCACGTCACTACGGCAACCGGTGTCGGTCTCGGCCGGCACGGCTCGGAATGGCGCGTGCCGCGCAAGGACGCGACGCGGGCAACCGGTGGGCTACTCGCGACGATTAGCGGTCCGGCGAGCTTGCCAGCCGGCTCGTTGTTTCAGACCGAGACCGGGATCCAAGTGCGGACGATAGCCGACGGTATTCCGGCGGGCGCTCAATTGTCGGCACCGATCCAGGCTGTCGTTCCGGGCGCGGCCGGCAACCTGGCTCCTGGCACCGTCTTGAACACCGTTAATTCGATCGACGGCATTCTCGGTGCTGTCGTTCCGGCGTTGATGATCGGCGGCACAGATCAGGAACAGCAAGAGCCGTGGCGGTCGCGCATTCTCGATCGCATCCAACGTCCGCCGCAGGGTGGCGCCGATTCGGACTATGTTCGCTGGGCGCTGGAATTCCCCGGCGTCACCCGCGCTTGGGTATTTCCTCGCGAGCAAGGCACCGGCACTGTCGTGGTTCGCTTCGCGATGGATGACGTCTATCCGGGCGGAATTCCTACCGCCGAGGACGCGGCGGCGCTGCTGGCCTACATCGAGCCGCGGCGTCCGGTCACCGCCGAGCTATTCGTCTATGCCCCGGTGGCCCGGCCGATCGACGTCACGGTGCGCGATCTCGTCCCGCGCAACGAGGCCACCGAGCAGGCGATCGATGACGAGCTTGCCGACATGCTATTTCGCGAGGGCGTGCCAGGCGGCATCATCGCGATCAATTGGATATGGGAGGCGGTGTCGATCGCGTCCGGCGTGCGGACGCACAAGATCGACGAGCCGGCCGGCGACGTGGCGTTGCAGATCGGCGAGTTGCCCACGGTCGGCAATGTTAGCTTCGTGCTCTCGAGGCGGCAGCGATGAGCGAAGCGCAGGAACGCGGCGCGCTCGCGCTGACAAAGCACGACTTCGATACGCAAGCGCTCGCCATGCTGCCCGAGGGGTTCGCCTGGTCGCGCGATCCGGCGGCGGTACAGACGCGGCTGATCCGGGGCTTGGTGGGCGTGCATCACTACGCCTACACCCGCATCCAGGCGCTACTCGACGAGGCGGACCCGCGCACGACCATCGAGACGTTGTCCATGTGGGAAACCGACTGCGGCTTGCCCGAACCGTGCGTTGGTGAGCTAGCGCCAACGATCGCACTACGGCGCCGCGATGTCATCGCCAAGCGACAAGCGGGTGCCACCACTACGCCGCAAGACTTCGTCGACTATGCCGCGACGCTCGGCTGGGACGTGAGCGTAATCGAATTCCGGCCGTTCCGCACATGGTCAGGCTGCAACGCGTTCCTGAATACGGCGCCGGATTGGTCACATACCTGGCTCGTCAAGGTGCATGACGAGGCGATCCGCGTCGAGTGGATGACTTGCCGGTCATTCTGCAATGAATTCATCGCGACCTGGGGTTATAGCTCACTCGAATGCGCGATTATGGCGATCGCCCCGTCGCAGACGATCGTGATTTTCAGCTATGGAACCGGCGGCCTGCCGCCGATGACGCACTCGATCTGGGATGCCGGGGCGAGCGTCTGGGATGACGGAGCGAGCGAGCCGTGGGACGCCCCATAATCCACCGGCCGCGCCATGTGACCGCAGCGATGGTGCGCAAGGCGCTTGCCGTTATGCGGCGCAACGCGCCGGTTCCGCAGCCGCGCCCGCCGCCCGTCCGCGTGCCGCGCAATTCGCCTCCCCGCCAGGCGCCCACGCCGATCCTGCGCAATGCGCCTGCGACGATGGTCTCGGCGATCGATCCGAGCTTTCCGGTTTTCGGTACCCCGACTACGGTCTCGGTCCGGGGGAATTTCGCAGCGGCCAAGGACGAGATCGAGGACTTGCAGGCAAGCAAGCTCGGACTAGACGGCGGCATGATGACCGGACCGATCGTATTCGCGCCCGGTCAAATAATCGACGGCGGCACGTTCTGACGATGAACTACAAGCGGATGGAGACCGTCTAATGCCCAGACAGCAATTGATCGCGTTCCGTAAGGACGACTCCGGTGTGCAGGTAGCGCCTCCAGCCCCCGCTGCCGGCGCTGCGGGCGAGCCGTTCTGGTCGCTCGGTGGGATTAGCGGGCTTTCGTATACTACCGTCGGCAATGACTTGATGATCCACACCGGCGCTGGCTATGCGCCGCTGGTCTCGCCCGTCCGACAGGTCGAGCTGATCGGCGCGCAAACAATCACCGGGGCCAAGACGTTCAGCCTGACGAGCTTCCTGCTTACCGGCGGCAACGCCGGTCAGGTGCTTTCATCAACCGGCCCGGGCGGTATCGTTGCATGGGTGCCGCCGGCACAAGGCGGGACGACTTACACATTCGCTCGTGGCTTGACCGAGTTACCAGCGGGCACCGTCAATCTCGACTATGCCGGCCCGCTCGCCGCGAACCTTGGCGGCGTGTTCGTGCCCGCCGCTGCGACCAGCGGTCTCAACCTCATCGCGGCTACCGGCCAGCTAACGCTTGCAACCGCTACGGCGACGCAGCTAGGTGGCGTCACCGTTCTGCCGAACGGCGGACTGATGCAAACCGGTGCCGCGATCCATACCGATCCGGCGACGCAAGCCGAAGCGACAACCGGAACTGATACTACGCGGCCGATCACGCCGGCCGTGCTGAAGCTCGGCGCCGATCCGGCAACGCTGATCACCACCGCAAAGTCGCTGGTTCCGGCGATCAACGAGATCGCAACGATCCTTTCGACCGTTACCGGTCTATTGACGCTCGTCGGCACCTACAACGCGACAACCGGCGCCGTGATCCCGATCACCGGCTCGCCGCTTACCGCTGGTCCGCTGCCGATAGCATCGGCCACGACTGTCGGCTATTTCCTGCTGGTTAGCGTCGCAGGAACGGCACCGCCGCCCGCGCCGAGCGTGCCGATGATCGTCAACGATATGCTGATCGGGGTCGAGGCGCCGCCCGGCAGCGGAACCTATGCCTGGGCGCATGTTAGTCTCGGGCAGGCTATCGTCGCTGCGGCGAACGTCTCGGTAACGGCAATCCCCGGCATGACGTCGACCAACGTGCAGGCTGCGCTAGCCGAATTGCAGACCAATAAGCTCGACGGACCGCTTATCATCGATACGTCATTGACCGGCAACGGAACGGCCGGCGATCCGCTCGGCGTCCTTCTCGTCGATGGCGGGACGTTTTGATTAAGGGGTGTTACCGTGCCGCGTGACAAGCTCATACGCTTACGTCGTGACGTCGGCACTCCTGCCAACGGTGCGTTGTTCGCTGGCGAGCCCGCCTTTGACATGACACCAGCCGCCGAACGTCTGTTGATCGGCGATCCGGCGGGCAATGCGCTCGTGCTTGCCGATCCTGCCCGTATTGCCGCGCTCGAGGCCCGCGTCCGGCTGCTCGAAAGAGCCGTGCGCGACTTGCAGTTCACCGCCTGGGTCGGCTTGCCTACGAACGAAATCCCGCCGTGAGCATGGCCGGCCGTGCGCCCGTTCGATATGCTCCGGGCCTGCTTCTGGTTGCTGGCCGCGACGATCGGCGTCGTGCTGTTCTGCATGATCATTACGGCGCTGGCCTGCACGCTAGGGGTGCTTTATGGCGTCGCCCCGCCTGGCACGTGTATCAAGCTCGGTCTCGTTCAAAGCCTACACGACTGGTGGGCCGAAATCTTGACCTCGATCCTCGCTCTTATCGCCGCCGGCAGCAATCGCCCGCCGCCACCGCCGCCACCCTCGCCCCCTGATAGGCACTAGACATGCAACGCATCAGCACGCCGACCCGCTTCATCGACAAGTTCGGTCCCGGCAAGGACGGCTTCACCGATGGCAATCCGGCGACCGGGCTGTCGACCACGCAGCTTGAGGCGATCTGGTTCGATAGCGAGCAAGAGGAAATCGCCAACGTCATCGAGTTTGCCGGTATCCCGTTAAACCCGGCCGATCACACCCAACTCTGGCAAGCGATCAACGCGATCGCCTCGGGCGCTGGCGCCGGGCTTTACGTGGCGAAGGCCGGCGATACGATGACCGGCAGTCTTGCCGCGCCCAACTTCTATGCCACCGCTGACGTCTCGGCGGGCGGCTTGATTTACGCTGCTAATGACATTTCCTGCGGCGGCAATATGGGCGCGGGCGCAACGATTAGCGGTGCCTATATCCGTAGTGCAGGAAGTATTGATGCCGTTCAGAATATGAGTGCCGCCGGGATGTATCCTGGCTATTTGCTTTGTTCAGGCCAGATAGATGCTGGCGCGACGATCAACAGTCAAAATGGGCGCATACTATCGAATGGCGGGCAACCATCTATTGGGTGCCATATACCGGGTACTGCTGCCGCCGGCATGTGGATGGACCCTGACAGATTCCAGCTTGGTGCCATCGACGGCACTGGCAATCCGCAAACGGGATGGGCATATTTTCTACTCGACGGAACATTCGGGAGCTATGGCAACATCGCTGCTGGCGGGCAAGTATCTGCTGGTTATCTTTACAGCAGCGGCAACATCGACGCGGCTGGCAGCGTTGGTGCCGCTTTTGTCAACGCTTCTCAAAACATCGGGGCTAGTGGCTCGATCAATGGCGCCTATATCGCTAGCTCGGGAGACATGGCGGCAAGTGGCATAGTCACAGGCGCGCAGCAAGTAACGTCAGGCGGTAGTATCTTTGCAGGAACCGCTGGGGTCACTGGATTTGGTTTGACGGTTGATTATCTTAATGGTTATACCGTTTTGACGTTTGCCCCTCAAAAACTATTGCAATGGGACCTAGGTAGTTCGGTTTATCGGTTTACGCATGAACCGAACTTGAACTCCGTTGAGATATATCCTTATGTCAACGGTCCTGGCGGTTCCGTCCTCCAAGTCGTCCAGGGTCCGGTGCGCGCCTTCGGACCGTATCAAGACTTTTCCGACATTCGCAGCAAGCAGCACGTCCAGCCGGCGACTTACGGGCTAAGTGAGATTCTGGCGCTCAATCCGGTTAGTTTCGCCCGCGAGGGATCGGATCATCGGGAAATCGGTTTTATCGCGCAAGACGTGTTGCCGATCTTGCCGGAAATCGTCGCGCCTACGGCTGGCCCGGACGAGATGCTCGCCCTGCGCTCATCGTCATTCATTCCGGTCCTCGTCAATGCCGTCAAGGAACTATACGCCGAGGTGGTCGCGCTCAAAGGCGGATCATCTGGCGTTCTACCATCAAAACGATAGGAGCAATCGATATGCGAGACGACAATACACCCCAGCAGCCCCGCTCGTTCAATCTGACCGAGCCGGTCGCCATCGTGCTAACCCTTGGCCAGTGGAATACCGTCCTGCAACTGCTGACCAAGGCGCCGTGGGATATCGCTGACCCGATGATCCAGGCATTGCGCGAGCAGATCGCCGGCGTGCTGGTGCGCGAGCCGAAGCGCAGCCCCGAGCCGGTCCCGATGCCGGCGGCGCAATGACCCGCAACGCCTACCCGCCAACGTTCCGCGCGCCGTGGCTACCGTCCCGCGCCGAGCGGCTCGCGGCCTTCCGCGTCGAGCAGGAGCGATATAATCCGCGCCCGGTCAATCGCTGGCGCGCCAACGATCCGGAGTGGCGGGCGCTGCGGGCGCTGCACCTACGGGGTGAGCCTATGTGCCGACGCTGCGCACAGCTTGGCCGGGAGACGGCCGCGGCGATGGTCGATCACATCCAGCCGGTAAGCATCGCGCCCGAGCGACGGCTCGATCCGACTAACCTGCAATCGCTCTGCTGGCCGCACCACAATGAGAAGACGCAACGGGAGCGACGGCGTGCGTGAACCGCCGCCGATGCGCCACGAGTGGAAGCCGATGTCGCCGCGCGCTTTCATGTTCTGGATTGGCGTGTCTATCATCACGGTAGTGGTCGCGATCGCGGTCGCGCTCGTCTTGGCGCTAAGGCTACCCCTGGGATGATCTCGCGCACGTATCGCCAGCAATGGGGGGGGCTGTGCAAAGATTCGCCGCGTGCCGAGCGGCCGGCCCGACAAGGCAAATTTTTTTGCGGCAATAATTCGCCGATTTGCCACCGGCCGGAAACCGCGCACAATCGGGCGACGATCGCTCGCGACCGCGTGTCGACCGTCCACCACCTCTAACTGATCGGATGACGCGCCATGGCCCGCACGGGCCGCCCGGTAAAGCCGACCGTTCTGCACAAGCTCGAAGGGACCACGCGGTCGTATCATGCCGCCCGCGCCGATCCCGAGGCGGTCGGCGATCTCGCGCACAAGCCAGCGCCGGAATGGATGACGGCAGCGCAGCGGGACCTGTGGGCCGAGATATTGCTCGACGCACCGCGTGAACTGCTGCGCCGGATCGACTGGGTGGTGTTCGCGAATTACATCGAGGTCGTCGACCGGCACGCCAAGGCGGTGCAAGCACAGCGCAAGCTCGACGAGGGGCAGGCGCTACCGTTCCTGGTCAAGCGCAAGGACGGTCCCGCCATCTCGCCCTATATCCGGGTGATCAACCATTGCGTGCTGATAATGAGAAACCTCCAGGGCGAGATGGGCTTCACACCGCAGGCACGGTCACGGTTCAAGATGTCGGATAATCGCCAGCCGAACGAGGACGAGGGCACCGGCTGGGAATTGTTGCGCAGCCTGCGGGTGGTTGAGGGTGGCCGGAAGGATTGACCAAGCTCGCAGATGACGTCGCGCAGGGTATCGATTATGCCCGCGCGGTAGCATCCGGTCGCACCAAGGCAGGCAAGAAAGCGCGGCAGGCTTGCGCCCGTTTCATCGCCGATCTGAAACGCGCCAAGCTGTCTGGCAGTGAGTGGGTATTCGATCCGAGACGAGCGGAGGCACCGATCGTGTTCGCCAAGCTGATGGTGAACGTCAAGGGGCCGAAGGCGGGCGAGCCGATCGAATTGTTGCCATTCGAAAAGTGGATGCTCATCAACCTGTTCGGGTTCGTCGATCGCGCTACCGGCGCGCGGCGGTTCCGCCAGGCATCGATCTGGATCGCGCGCGGCAATGGCAAGACGACGCTGGCGGCGGTGCTCGCCTTGTTCGTCTCGTTCACCGAGGGCGAGGGCGGCGCCGAGGGCTACTCGGCGGCGGTGTCGCGGTCACAGGCCACGATCGCGCTCGATATGGCCAAGGCGATGGTGGAAAAGAACCCGGAATTCCGCCGCCACTACGGCGTGCAGGTTAACGCCGCGACGCTATCGCAAGCGCGCACCGGCTCGTCCTTCCGAGCGCTGAGCGCGCACGCCAAGGCGCTGGACGGCCTTAACGTGCATTTCGCGGTACTAGACGAGATCGGCTCGCACCGCTCGTCGGCAATCTATGACGTACTGATCACGGCTTGCGGCAAGCGCTTGCAGCCGTTGCTGATCTCGATCAGCACCGCGACCGATAACGCCACCGGCGTCGGCCGTCAGGTGTGGAATTACACCGAGCAGGTCCTCGCCGGCATTCTCGATGATGACCACTTTTTCGGCGTAATCTATGACGCCGATCCTGACGATGATCCGTGGTCCGAGCGGACCTGGCAGAAGGCGAATCCCGGCTGGGGACCGCTCGTGCAGCCGGATGCGTTGCACGCGCTCGCCCGCCAGGCGCTTGCCTCGCCGGCCTTGCAGGCGGCGTTCCGCACGCGCCACCTTAACCAATGGGTCTCGGCCAATAATGCGCTATTCGATACCGGCGTCTGGGCGGCCTGCGCCGATCCGGCGCTGCGCATCGAGGACTTCAAGGGTGAGCCGTGCTTCGCGGCGATCGATATGGCGACGCGCGTTGATATCGCCGCCGCCGTATTGATCTTCCCGCGTTACGATGCCGAGACCACCAAGACGAGCTATGCGGTATTCGCGACCGCGTTCCTGCCCGAAGCGGCGGTCGATCCATCGCGCAATCCGCTCTATGTCCAGTGGGCCGATGCTGGCGCGCTTGTCGTTACGGACGGCGAGACCACCGATTTCGCGGCGATAGAAGATTGGCTGCGCGCGGCGGCTGCCGAGTATGACCTCCGGGCCTGTGGTTACGATCCTTATGCGTTGATGCAATTTTCCCAGAGGCTCCGCAATGAGGGCTATGTTATGAAAGAGTATCGTTCCAGCACGCTGAATTTTTCCGAGCCGACCAAGCTACTCGACGCGCTGATGCGCGAGCGGCGGATCATGCACACCGGCGATCCGGTGCTCGCCTGGTGTATCGGCAACGTGGTCGGTCACTACGATGCGCGGTCGAACGTCTACCCCAGGAAGGAGGACAACTCGAAAAAGATCGACTCCGCGATCGCGACGATCATCGCGCTCGGTATCTCGATCGCCGATGAGAGAGATGGCGGGGGCTATATCTATACCGGCCGGGATCTACTTGTGTTCTGATACGGAAGGATGCGGCAATGAAAGAATGGATAGCGGGCGATCCGGCTTCGTATCGCGGCAAGGTTGTCGGCAATGGGCACTGCGTCGCCTATGTCCGCGAGGCGACCGGGCTGGGCCATACGTCGACCTGGCGGCGCGGCCAGAGGGCACGTGACGGCGGCTTCATGATCGGCACGGCGATCGCGACATTCGACGCCGCCGGCAGATACGAGAATGACACTTCCGGCCGTAGTCACGCGGCTATCTTGGTGGGCGCCGATCCGATCGGCCTGCTGGTCTGGGACCAATGGCTCACCCATCCGGTACAGATGCGGACGATCCGATATCGTGGCGGTACCGGCTCGCCGATCAATGACGGCGATGCATTTTATGCAATTTCGACCGAGGAGCCGGAGACGGCGCGAGCGGCGGCGTGACACGTCAATGACGCTATTGCCTAGTGGGCAACGAGCGTGCACTGTCGCGCCGCTTCCGCCGATCTTCACCATCAAAAAGGGACAAGCACCATGCCATTTGTTCATCTTTCCGGCTGGGTTAGGGCGCGTATGCGTCGTGACCGATGGGGCCGACCGGTCGATCCGGATTATGGGATCGACGAGGGCGACATCGACGGTGGCTTGCCGGAACATCCCGATCAGGGTGGGCCCAGCCCCGGACGTCCCGGTCATGGCCTGCCGCCGAGCTGGGGCGGCGAGCGTCCTGGGCACGGTCTGCCGTGGCCTGGCTACCGGCCGGACCCAGGCTGGGGCGTTGAGGGGCCGGATATCCCCGGTCTGCCCGACGTGCCGGTGCAGCCGCCTGTTATCCCCGGCCGTCCGGGGCATCCGCTGCCGCGTCCGCCGATCCCGGTGGTCGCGACGTGTCCGCTTCCGGAAGGCGTCGAGCTTCCGACTGGCGCACCGCACGAACCGGGCGCCATCTGTGTCGTGGTCGCCAGCAAGTCGCGCAAGCGCGCGCTCGGCTGGCTGCAGGGTGAGTCGTCGCTGCCGGAAGTCGACCCGACTATTCCGGCGCCGGGCCGCCCTGGTGGCGGTCTCCCAGGTGGCTCCGTAACGGTCGGCGGGCACTGGGTCGCGGTCAATGCTGATCCGGAGCATGCCTGTGACGAGGGCCACGACTGCTGCTTCGCGTTCGTATTCGAGATCAGCGCCGATTTCGGCAAGCCGGAAGTCGATCCTACCAAGCGCTAAGGTTCGCGAACCTCGACGGCGGACCGGGTGAGGCAAGCGAAGGGAGGGTGTCCGTCCGGTCCGCCTTGACGGCCCCTCCCACCCTTACCCGCGAGATCGAACGCTAGGCGGTTAGATTGCACCTGTTCGACCGCTTCAGCGCGCTAGCCAAGACGATCAACCAGCCGATACCGGTCTCGGAAGTCGCGCGACGTCTCGGCGTCAGTGAGCGGCACTTGCGGCTTATCGTTCGACGGCGCTCCGGCGATAGCCCCGGTCGGTATCTGCGCGCGTCGCGAATGGCGCGCGCTCGCGCCGCGCTACTTGCTGGCGAGACCGTTACCAGCGCGGCGATCGAGTACGGCTTCTGGCAATTGGGCCATTTCGCCAAGAATTACCGCCGGCAATTCGGCGAGCTACCGAGCGAGACGGTGGATCGCCGGCGCGCGCTGGCTCCGGCCGGGGCTACGCGACGCGGAGGGGAGGGGCCGCTATGATCTTCCGTCCCACCGGTGAGCGGCTTCTACGGCCCGGAAAACCGGGTTTCCGGCCGGCTCGTCCGGCGGCGCGATCGGCATCTCGTGGATACAAGCGTCAGCCGGCAGCAAATACTGGCATTCGCCGGTGCACCACCGGCGCGGATAGCGATGGCAGCGCGGTAGCGGTTGCGGTCGCCGCCGCTCGGCCGGCGCGTCGCTCACGCGTGGCCGGGCGCGTGGAACGGTTTGAACATCGATCGAATTCGCCAGAGCGCCTCGCGCGCCTTGCGCACGTCCGTGAAGGTCGGCGTACGTAACGGCAGAAGCTCGGCCATATCGCCGGCAGCGGTTACCCCGGCCGATATCGTATCGGGACCAAGGCCGATGACATAACCACCCGCACCGCGCAGGATCGGTCGCGTCGAGATGCGATGGGCGATCTTGCCGGTCTCGTCATCGCGGTAGGTATTGACCAGCGTGAGCACCTCGATGCGATCCGGTGACTTGCTCGGCATCACGCCGTCACTGATCTGTAGCCCGATGCGCATCCAGGCTTCAGACATAACCGTTATCGAAAATGCGGCATTGGCGACGCAGAAGCAGCGAAAGGCCGCGAGGACTACCTCGCGATCGAGCAGCCCGAGGCCGCGCGGCTCGATTACGGCATTGCCGCCCGGCGTGCAGACGATCGCCATCATCGCGATCTCGCCGGTCTCGATGATACGCTGCTCGGACCATTCGAGATCGTGCTTCCACAGGTTAGCGAGGTAGGCTTCGCGCTGCGGGGTCATCGATTGATCTCCCAAATTGCGGCAGCGGCTTCGGTCAAGGCCGCCGCCCGGTCGCCATGCGCCTGCGCAATATCCGGCTTGCCCTCGCGCCGCGCGAGATCGCGCATTAGACGCTCGGCCTCGGCTCGCGCGTCCAGATAGGCTGCGACGTGAGCGAGGGTGAATTGATCGAGCCGGGGGTCATCGCTCATGGCCGCGTCCTCGGCCAGCCGAGCGCCTCGCGGCGATCCTGCTCGTCGAGCACGGTATTGATCTCGGCCAGCCGGTCCCAGGCGCTACGATCGGGCACGCGCGCTGGCGTCCATTGCAATCCGTAACGGCCGATCAGGACGCGGTATTCCGCCTTCGCTTGGTCCTTGGTGAGCTTGCTCATCTTGCCTCCTAGTTGCGGTTGCGGTCGCCTCATAGCCAGACTTCCTCGATCTCGGGCACGTCCGCCGGATCGCGATCGAACCGCGTTAAGCCCAGCGGCAGCAGCCGTCGCAGGTCCGCAAGCGAAGCGTCGACAAGCACGAACCGGGTCGGCTTCGGTTCCGGCAACGTAACGTGCATCCGCGCGACCCACTTGCCGGGATACTCGCGCGTCACCGGTGCATAGACGACCCACATCGGGAGACGCTCGCGCAGCCGCCAGTGCAGCCGCGCCATGTAGTCGCGGTTCGGAACCTTGATCGGATTAGCGCTCATAGCGCCACCGTATGCTGCTGGCGGCGGACCTCGCCTTGCGTCGCGTGACCCCTGGCATGCGGCGCCCACCAGTACACGCCCGAGGCCCTAATTTTGAAGTGCCCCCGGACGAGATGCAGCCGGCTCGGCGCGCGCGGATCAGCGGCCATGCCCGCGCGCCGGCCTAGAGCGCGCGTCAACCGGATATGCACGTGGGTATAGTCCAATAGCGGCGGCTTGCCGCGCCGGGCTCTAGCAGCGTTCAGACGTGGCGGAGCAGGGCGGTTTTCATGCCGCGCGAGATTGCGGCTATTCATCAGCATAAGCGCCGCCCGCAGGAGCACCGGCTCGCCTTTGATATCCAGCGTCGCCGCATTGAGTAGCGCGGTATAACCGGCCCCGCTGTTCGCCTCGGCGAAGTCCATGAACCGCTTCATCATCGGATTGATAACCATTCCGAAGCGTCGGTGATCGTCCATGACGTCGCCGGGCGCCGCGCCACGCAAGCGCGGAAACAATTCCGCCTGCTCGCGCCACCATTGATCGGGCATGCCCACGCCCCATCGATCGGCATGGGTTAGGTCCGGCAACGGCGCCGGCTCGGACCGCCAATCGAACGTCACGGCGAGGGGACAAATATTCGCACCCTGCTCGCCACGACTGTCCTCCGCATGTAGCCACGCATAGATCATCGCGCCGCGTTGCAGGCTGGCATCGGTCTCGATCAGACAGCCGAGCCGCTTGGGCACCGGAGCGTGGCAATCGGTCCGCGTCGACGGATCGCCAGCGAAGCCCCCCGGCCACTCGAACCAACAAAGCCGAAAGGGCAGCTTGGTTAGCGGCAGGGCGCGAAGCTGCCCGCCGATCGGCGAATGCGCGACCGTAAACGCGGACCGCATAACGTCCGGCGACAGATCGAACCGTTGCGCGATCCGCAGCGACTTCGCTAGCTCGGTGAACGCGCCG